GCGACACCAGCATATGACGCGATCGGTGTCGTATGCGCGTGGTGCGAGCACGGTCGAAGTGCAAGCCACGATCGGGCGGACCGTCTTCGAGCAGGCGGACGAGTACGGCATCGTCACCAAGACCGAGAGCCGGGATTACCTGATCCGCACGGCTGACCTTGTGCTCGACGGCCAGGTCACGCTGCCCAAACGCGGCGACCAGATCCGCGAGACCGATGGCAGCAGCACCTTCGTCTACGAAGTCCTCTCACCCGGCGACGAACCCGTCTTCCGCTACGCCGATCCGTACCGCAAGGCCCTCCGCATCCACACCAAGCACATCGCCACAGAGACGAACTCATGAGCCAGATGAACTCTCAACCACATACGACGAATGGCAAAGCACGCTGGGCCGGGATTGGTTTGACCGCCTTGATTGGCATCCTCGCCCTGACCGTCCAATGGGGCGTGGTCACCACCAAGCTCGATCAGGTCGGTCGGCAGCTCGACAGCCTGACCGTGGAGATCCGCAGCCTGCGCAGCGACATCTACTCGATCGAACGGCGGGTGTCCTATCTCGAAGGCCGACTCAACGGGCGATCGCACGGTCAGGCAGGAGACACACCATGAGCACGCTGATCGCCATCGCCGACGCGGTTGTGGAATCACTCAACGAAGCGGCTGGGTCAGGCTCGTTCAGCCAGGCACTGACCGCCGAGCGGCATTACCAGCCCGTGTTCGATCTGCCCGAGATGGCCGACCTGCATGTGTCGGTCGTGCCCAAGAGCGTCGAAGTCCTGGCGTCGAGTCGCAACCAGAACCAACATGATTACGCGATCGACATCGGTGTCCAGCAGAAGGTGGCGAGCGATACCGAGGCCGACGCACTCATGACGCTGGCCGAGGAGATCGCCGATCACTTCCGGCTTGGCCGAGTGCAGGTAGACGGCATCGGCAGTGTCCCGGTGCTCAAGGTGGCCACCGAGCCGGTCTTCGCACCCGAGCACCTGACCGAGAAGCGTGTATTCACCAGCATCATCACTTTGACATTCCGGGTGCTGCGATGACCCCCATGAGAACAAACGCAGCGATTGGATTCCAAGTCAAGACCCGTTCGGACATCCCGAAGGTGCTCCGCAAGGTGCGCCGTGCGAACATCGAGAGTCTCGGCCATGCGGGCGCATCGATCCGGCTCACCGCCAAGCGCAGCATCCGCAAGAGCGTCAACCCGGCCGAGCCAGGCAAGCCGCCCAAGACCCGGCGTGGGCAACTCCGCAGCGCGATCAGGTTCGCCGTCGAGAAGAACAGGCAACGCGTCGTCATCGGGCCGGACCATCGCATCGTCGGTCAGTCGGCGCGAGCGCATGAGTTCGGCGGACGATACAAGCGACAGCGATATCCAAGGCGGCCGTTCATGGGACCGGCGCTGACCAAAACCAAAGACCGCCTGCCCAAGCACTGGGCCGGTTCGGTGAGATGAAAGACCAAGCAGATAGGAGATCATCATGGCCATCAAACTCGGCATGGACGCCGTGCTCAACTACAAGACCGGGGGCGTCGGTGGCGGCGGATCGTGGACCGAACTTTCCAATGTCAAGGATGTGACGCTCTCGCTTGAAACCGGCGAGGCCGACATCACCACGCGAGCCAACTCCGGCTGGCGGGCGACCGTCGGCACGCTCAAGGAAGCGAGCGTCGAGTTTGAGATGGTGTGGGACACCGCCGACGCGGGTTTCACCGCCATCAAGGACGCGTTCTTCAACAACACGGAGATCGGCCTGCAGGTCCTCGACGGCACGGCCGGGTCCGGACTCGAGGCCGACTTCTCGATCACGAACTTCAGCCGAAGCGAGCAGCTCGAAGAGGCACTCACCGTCTCGGTGACGGCCAAGGTCACCTACGCCGGGACCGCGCCCGCATGGATCTGATTGGAGGCAGCATGAGGACATTCAAAGACAACGCGGGACGCACCTGGACGGTGAGCATCACGGTCGATGCGATCAAACGCGTGCGGGGTCTGCTCGAAGTCGATCTGCTCGAAGTCGTCGGCGGCAAGCTCATCGACCGGCTCATCACCGACCCGGTTCTGCTCTGCGACATCGTCTACGCCGTGTGCAAGCCGGAGGCCGACGCGCAAGGCGTAAGCGATGAAGACTTCGGCCGGGCGATGGCGGGTGATGCGATCGAGCATGCCACCACAGCCCTGCTCGAGGAACTCGTGTCTTTTTCCCCGAGCCCGAGGGACCGGGCGAATCTGAAACGAGTCCTGGACACGACCCGCCGGGTGATGGACAAGGCGAGGGATCTGGTCGAGCAGCGGATCGAGAGCGGCGAACTGGATCGGATCGCCGAGGAAGCACTGCAAGATCATGTGGGGGGTGTTGGCGATTCATCTGGCAACTCGCCGGGATCGTCGGCGTCGATCCCGCCACCCTGACCTTGCGTGAACTGGTCGTGATGGCCGAAGCGCGGCAGCGCGACGAATGGGCACGCACAAGCTCGCTCATGGCCCTGATCGCCAACGCCAACCGCGACCCCAAGAAGCACCGTGCGTTCCGACCGACCGACTTCGACCCGTTCAGCCAGGCGCAAGTACCAAAGCAGAAGGTCGATGTGAGCATCCTCAAGGACATCTTCATCGACGGCAAACACCAGCAAACCACCATGCGCAAGGAGGCGCAGCCATGCAGACCAGACACATCGCCTACATCTTCGCACTCGTGATGATCACCCTCTCGCTGGGTGCGTGCGCCGGGTTTGATCTCGGCGATCTCGTCCGTGTCAAGACACCCAACCGCGTGCAGCAGTCCACGGGCCTCCCCGCGACGACCTCGCTCAATGAAGCCGAGGCCGAGTACCGCGCGTGGTTCGAGGAAACCCAGCGCGTAGGCTCGCAATGGAAGTCCAACATCGAACGGGCGGGCGAAATCCGAGGCATCTTCAGCCAGTTGACGCTTTCCGCCCTCGATCAAGTCGGCCCGACCGTCGCGGGCATCCCCATGCTCGGCCCGGCACTCCCCGCGATGACCGGGCTCGTTGGGCTGTTCCTTGGCACAGGCCGACTGCGCAAGGAGAAGGAAGCGTCGTTCAACAAGGGGATGAAGGAAGGGCGTGTCGTGCCGACCGGGCCTTCGCAGTCCACACGCACCATCAACACCTGATCGGAGCATCGCATGGCATCCGCACGCGGCATCCGAGCAGGCGCAGCCTACATCGAGCTCTACGCCAACGACAACAAGCTTGTCCGTGGGCTCAATCGCGCTCAGAAACGCCTCAAAGCCTTTGGTTCGTCTGTGCAGCGGATCGGCGCACGATTGACCGGCATCGGCACTGGGTTGGCTGCAGGTTTTGCGATCTCAACACGGGTCTTCGCGGGCTTCGACGATCGGATGCGTCAGGTGCGAGCCGTGACGGGGGCGACCGAAGCCCAGTTCCAGTCCCTACGCGAGGAAGCCAAACGCCTCGGCCGGACAACCTCGTTCACTGCTGGGCAAGTCGCTGGAGCGATGACCGAGCTGGGTCGAGCAGGGTTCAAGCCCGAGGCGATCCTGACGAGTACGGAGGCGGTGCTGGCGCTGGCCCGCGCGACAAGCACCGAACTCCCACGAGCCACCGAAATCGCCGGGGCCGCCTTGCGTGGGTTCGCATTGCCCGTCGATCAGATGGCCCGCGTGACTGATGTGCTCACGGCCACCGCCAACGGCAGCGCCCAGACACTCGAAGACTTGTTCGAGGCCATGAAGCCCGTCGCACCGATAGCCAACGAAGCTGGTGCGAGTATCGAGGAGACGGCCGCCGCAATTGCGGTGCTGGCCAACAACGGCATCAAGGGTTCACTCGCAGGCAACGCGCTGGCCCGGGCGTACAAGAACCTGTCCAACGAATCCAGGCAGGCCGAGCTGCGGAAGATCGGTATCGAAGCCGTCGATGCGCAGGGCAATCTTCGCCCGCTCGCCGACATTCTCAACGACCTGGCCAAGGCGACCAAAGGTCTCGGCTCGGCCCAGCGGCTGTCGATATTCGAGACCTTGTTCGGACGCGGCCAAGCCGCCGCCCTCAAACTCGCATCGTCGGCCGAGGCGTTCGATGCGTTGCAAGACCAGATCAGGAACTCTGCGGGGCTCGCGGTCAAGACGGCTGAGGAGATGGACGCGGGGATCGGTGGTTCGTTCCGCAAATTGCTCTCCGCCGTCGAGGGCATCGCCATTGCCATCGGCGAGGCCATCCAGAAGCCGGTCCGCCGGGCGGCCGACGCGATCACCAAGATCTCCGGTTGGATCACCAACCTCATCAATCAGAATCGCCAGCTCGTGGTCACGATCCTCAAACTGACCGCCGTTGTGATCGGGGTCGGTATCGCGTTGGTCATTGCCGGGGTTGCGATCGTTGCCATCGGTGCTGTATTCGGTTCGCTCGCCGCGATCATCACCGGCGTCGGCGTAGCGATCGGGATCATGGGTACGGTGCTCGCCGCGTTGCTCTCGCCGATCGGGCTGGTTGCCGTCGCGGTGATCGGTATCGGTGCTGCCATCCTGACCACCAGCGGTGCTGGCGGTGAAGCGTTGTCATGGCTCGGTGAACAGTTCGGCAAGCTCAAAGCAACCGTCACCAAGGTCGTCGGCGGGATGTCCGATGCGTTGGCTGCCGGGGATGTCGCACTGGCTGCCCAGATTCTCTGGCTTTCGCTCAAACTCATGTGGGAGAAGGGAATCGCGGCCATCAACGCCGCATGGCTCGAAGCCAAGCGGTTCTTCATTTCCACCGCCCAGCAGATGTGGTTCGGGGCGTTGGCTGCTGCCCAGATCGGCTTCCATGCCATCGAGGTCGCGTGGATCGAAACGACTTCGTTCCTCTCGAAGACCTGGACCAATTTCGCCAGCGGCTTCAAGAAGATCTGGGAGACGGCGACTTCGTTCGTTGCCAAGCGGATGCTGGAGATTCAGGGGCTGTTCGATTCATCGCTGGATGTGAAGGCCGCCAAGCAGGGCATCGACCAGCAACTTGAATCCCGGCTCAATGAGATCGAATCGCAGGCCCAGCAAGCACTCACACAGCGCAATCAGAAACGGCAGCGTCAACGTGAGCAATCGGCCAGAGAGAACGAAGCCACGCTCGCCGAGATCGGTCGGCAGTTCGACGAGGCCCAGAAGGCTCTCGACGACCGCACCAACACCAAGATCGAGCAGACGCAGCAGGCGCTCGATGAAGCCCGTCGTCAACTCGACGAAGCCATCGCCAAAGCTGCCAAGGAACGCAAGGACGCCCAGAACGCCGGGGCCGATGCCAACGCACCGGAATCGGCAGACAACCTCGTCGCCCGCATCCAGAAACAACTCGCCGGGCTTGGCAGCACGCTCGGGCAATCAACCACCGTCCGGGGCACCTTCAACGCACTGGCCGTGCAGAGTCTCGCGGCCAGCGACCCCGTGGCCGAACGCACCGCCAAGGCCAGCGAACAAACCGCCAAGAACACCAAACAACTTGTCACCGCCGCCCAGACCGGCGGCCTGACCTTCGCATAACCCCCACGAAAGGAAACCCGCCGCGTGCCCATCACGGTGACCGAAAAGTTTGAGAGCAGGCGATCGACCACGGGGGACAACCCGTCGGCTGAACTCGGCTACACCGTGCGCGGCACCGAAGACGATCTTGCGGCACGCACGGCGGTCGAATCCGCCAGCCCGACGACCTACGACAACCTGCCGCGTCAGGCGGTGGCCGTCGAACCTGTCGGCCCGGATCACTGGGACGCGACGGTGCGGTACGCACCCAACCAGTTGTCATCCCCACCTCAAACCGGCGAGAGCGTCTTCAGCTTCGACACCGGCGGCGGCACGCAGCACATCACCCAGAGCAAAGCCACCGTCGGCACCTACGCCGCCTCGGGTTCGACCGCTCCGAACTTCCAGGGCGCGATTGGCGTGACAGCAGACAGTGTCAACGGTGTGGACATCACCGTGCCCGTCTACCAGTTTTCCGAGACGCACTACCTGCCCGCATCGCAGGTCACGACTGCGTACAAGGGCACGCTGTTCAACCTCACCGGCAAGGTCAACAACGGCTCGTTCCGTGGCTTTGCTGTGGGCGAACTGCTTTTCCTCGGCGCGACCGGCTCACGCCGCGGCACCGGAGCAGACGACGACTGGGAGATCACCTTTCGCTTCGCAGCCAGCCCCAATGTGACGGGTTTGTCAGTCGGCCCGATCACCGGCATCAACAAGAAAGGGTGGGAGTACCTCTGGGTGCGCTACGCCGACGCCGAGGACACCGGCTCGGGCACGATCGTCAAACAACCCATCGCAGCGTATGTCGAACGGGTCTACGACGATGGGAACTTCGGAGGGCTCGGGATATGAGCGGCGATGCCTTCACGAAAGTCCGAACCGGCCAGCCGCTGGTCATCCCCGCGCGTGCGTACAACGCCTTCGTCGATGCAGCCATCGATCATCAATCGCGCGAGCGCAGCACGACGGGCGACCCTCGACCAGATCAGTCGCATCGCGGCATCGTGCTCGTCCGCAACGACACACCCGACGAACTGCCCGCCTACCACGCACTGGCGATCGCTGGTCCGCTCATCGAACCGGGTGACGGCGATCAGGAGCGGACCTTTCAGGGACGCACGCCATTGATCGGTGAACTGGCGACCGAGGAGTCGCCGCCGTTGTCGTTCGTAATTGCTCAACAGACGATCGAACCCGGCGGGCTCGGGCGGTGCGTGCTCTCCGGCACCACGCCCGCCAAGGTCACGGTCATCGACGAGAGCGACACGACCTGCGAACTCACCGCCGACGAGACGGTGCTGACGACTTCACCGCTGGGCGGCGCGCCGATCCTCTGGAAGGAAGAAGGCACCGGCGAGAAGTGGGCGGTGATCGAACTCGGCCGCCCGTCGCTCGGGCGCATCACCGCCGTGCTTGGCGAAGGTCAACTCATCCCGACCGAAGCCAACCGCTGGCGCTACCCGTGGGTCGAAGCCCGCCTCGACGGCGACCCAGGCAGCGAGACCTACCTGCGCTATGTGCCGGTTCCCGACGGGCTCTCATCGCAAGGAACCGGCGGCGGTGAAGACCCGGCCCGCATGGCGATCAACCGCTTCGAAGCGCACCACTGCGACGACTCCTTTCCGGGCACCGGCTTCGAGGGCTTGCTCGGTGTGGGGCCAGTGTGCGATCTGCCCGGCGTGCTGCACAACTGCCCGCCCGCGCGGTCGCTCGAAACCCGACTCGCACCGATCCCGATCGGCGTCGCGGTGCAACTGACTTGCGAGCGCGACACGAAGGGCAACCCGGTGTGGGTCTTCGAGGCGATGAGCTGCGTCGAGATCGCCGACCCGGCCGACGGCGACCGGAAGTTCAATCTGCTGGCAGCGGGAGGTGGCGGGTGACCGATGCCCTCGCCCAACAACGCGCCCACGAACGCAGCAAGTATGTCGAGCTGGTATCGCGTCCGGGTTCGTCGTACGGCTCGACCAACCACGGCAAACACGCCGTCCCGATCGTGGTGCGATGGAAGCCGCGATTGGTCGTGGACTTTGGTTGCGGTCGCAACGACTTCATCCATTACCTCCGCCGACTCGGTTTCGACGGCCTCGGCATCGATTTCGCCTTCCCCGAGGCCGACATCGACAGACCTATGCACGACACCGGGCTACTTGATGATGTCGCCGATGTCGTGACGAGTTTCGATGCGCTCGAGCACCTGCTGCCGCAGGATGTGAACCCGGTGCTCGACGAGATGCGCCGCGTGGCTCGCCCCAAAGCGTGGTTCTGCTTCTCGATCTCCACGCGCCCGAGCCGGATCACTGTGCGAGGCGAGAACCTCCACCCGACCGTGCGACCGCTTCGCTGGTGGCTCGACCGCATCGCCCGCGTCGGCATTGTCAACAACGCACGCACCGAGGGCCGCTACATCACCGGCAGGTTCCGAGTGGAGGGCTGCCCATGAACCGCCCGAACCAATCCGACATCATCGCTCTCCAGCACGGCCTCAAGAACCGAGCCCCCGCCCGCAACGGGCTGCGTCTCTACACCGCCGACTTCGATTCCGTTTCGATGGCCAACTTCTACCGAGGTCGGTCCGCGTTCCTGATGCTGTCGGGTCCGTCGCTGAACCAACTCGATCTTTCGCTCTTGAACCAACGCGGCATCGTCACGATGGGCGTCAACAACGCCTGGACGATCCACCGACCAACCTTCTGGACCTGCGTCGATGATCCCGGCCGATTCATCGACACCGGCTGGAAGGACCCCGGCATCCTCAAGTTCGTGCCGGTGTGCCATCGCGTCCGCAAACTGCGCATCCAACTCCCCGACGGCACATTGAAACCCAGCGCCTTCCATGTCAGCCAGATGCCCAGCGTCTTGTTCTACCGCCGCAGCAATCACTTCGATCACCAGCGCTTCCTCACCAGCGACACGGTGCCGTGGGGCAACGAGGGCAAGCACGCGGATTCGCTCGGCATCAAGGGCAAACGCAGCGTTATGCTCGCTGCCCTTCGCCTGTTGCACCACCTCGGTTTCCGAACGGTCTACCTGCTCGGCTGCGACTTCAAGATGGCCACTGACCGCAAGTACGCCTTCGACGAAACGCGCGAGGCGGCCGCCATCCGACACAACAACGCGCTCTACGACGCATTGAGCCGACGCTTCGAGGCGTTGCTGCCGCACTTCGAGAAGCACAGGTTCCGTGTGGTCAACTGTTCGCCGGGTAGTGCGCTGTCAGTGTTCGAGCGGATGCGTTACGAGGATGCCATCGCCGCCGCATCGGCCGAGTGCGCCAAGCCCGTCCGCACGCAGGGCTGGTACACACCCGCCGACAAGCCCGCGAACAAACCGAAGCAACACACGGAGGCCAACGCATGAGCGAGCCGACGCGCTACTACCTCTTCCTGCCCGTCTGGGCCACCGGTCGAGCCCCGGACGGCGGCGGCTCGAGCGAGTTCTCCACGCCGACCGAATCCGTGTCGTCGATGAGCAGCAGCACCGAAAGCACGATGCCCTCGAGTTCGACCGAGACCGACAGCTACACCACGCCCAGTTCGACCAACACCGAGAGTTTCTCGACGCCGAGCTCGTCATCGAGTTCATCGTCGAGCAGTTCGTCCAGCCCATCTTCGAGCATGTCGTCGATCCAATCGAGCACCGAAGGTAGTGTTTCGTCGAGCGGCGGTTCAACTGGTGGGTCGAGCAGTGGTTCGACTGGCGGTTCGAGCACGCCGTCATCAACTGCCAGCTCACAGATGAGTTCCGCTGTCAGTTCAACCGACTCCGGCCCCGGTTCGTCCGCGGGCTCGTCCGGACCCGGTTCATCGGGACCGGGTTCGTCAGGCGGCGGTTCTTCGGGAGGAGGTTCGAGCGGCGGTGGCTCGTCGGGTGGCGGCTCATCCGGTGGTGGCTCAAGCGGCGGGTCATCCAACGCATCCAGCTCGTCGGCTTCGAGTTCGTCGAGCAGTTCATCAAGCGGGTCTTCCAGCGGCTCATCGAGCGGCTCAAGCAGCGGCAGCTCCGGCGGCTCATCTGGCGGATCAAGCGGCGGTTCAAGTGGGGGTTCCGGTTCCAACTGCTTCCTCTTCGGCACGCTCGTCCATGTCACCCCGACCCGGCGCGTCCCGATCGAATCGCTCCAGCCGGGCGACCAAATCCTCTCGATGGCCGTCCCCGGGCTCGAAGTCGATGCGCCCTTCCGCGCCCAGTACGACTGGCAATCCACCGAAGGCCTCGACGACGCCCGCATCCGTCAGGCAGTCGTCTCCCAAATCACCCTCGGCGAGCACGACGGCTTCTTCGTCATCAACAGCCGCATCAAGGCGACCTTCGAGCACCCCTTCCTCATCCGCCGCGGCGATGCCTGGGGCTTCTGCTCCGCCGACCTGCTCCGCATCGGCGACATGCTCGTCACGCCCGACCTGGCTGAGGAACCCATCACGACCATTGAGCACATCCCCGGCCGCGTCCGCACCGCCTCGATCACCGTCCCCGGCACCAACACCTACCTCGCCGACGGGGCCTGGGTCCACAACGACCTGCCCGGCCTCTCCGGCGGCATCGGCAACACCTCCGGCGGGTCAGGCTCAGGAAGCGGCAGCGGTTCAGGAAGTGGGTCCGGCTTCGGCAGCAGTTCCGGCAGCAAGTCCAGCGGCTCAAGCTTCGACAGCTCGTCCGGAAGCTCCTCCGGCGGCAGTTCGAGCGGTGGATCGTCCTCAGGAGGCTCATCCTCCTCCGACGGATCGAACCTGACCCAAGCGAGCAGTGCGATAAGCGGCTCGGGCAGCGACAACCAGAAGTAGCCCGCATGGCTCGGTATGCGTACACCGTTGCAAACACTCGGGTTAGCATCGCCGGCCCAGATTGGCATCACCACGGCCATGCTTTGTGATGGGGACACAATGCGGTTCGCTGACACCATCATGTCAGTTCACGCCCCGAACAACACACAGCCACCACCAGCAACGGCTATCATACTCTCCGTATGTCTGGTGACCGTCAGGGCAACCCGCCATCTCCGACCCCGGAGGTGATGACCATCGACGACCTCGCAGTCTATCTGCAGGTCTCGAAGTCGTCGCTCTACAAGCTCGCCCAAGAGGGCCGAGTGCCGGGGCAGAAGGTGGGGCGGCACTGGCGGTTCCTGCGGACGACGATCGATCAATGGCTCGCGACTGGATCGCTTGGGACTTCGGCGGGTGACAAATAGGACGGAGCGACGATGGCGAAAACCAAGAAGACCAAGAAGACCAAGAACAGCGCAGCACACCTCGGCTTTGAAGACCGCCTCTGGCAGGCGGCCGAGAAGCTTCGTGGCAATATGGATGCCGCCGAATACAAGCATGTCGTTCTCGGCCTCATCTTTCTGAAATACATCTCCGATGCCTTCCTCGAGAAGCACACGGCACTATCTGAGAACAAGCACGCCGACCCTGAAGACAAGGACGAGTATCTCGCCGACAACATCCCGTGGGTGCCGCCCGAAGCCCGGTGGGATTACCTTCAGAACAACGCCAAACGCGCAGAGATCGGCACGCTGATCGACAACGCGATGTCGGCCCTCGAACGAGAAAACAAAGCCTTCAAGGGCGTGCTTCCGAAGGACTACGCCCGTCCTGCACTGGATAAACGCCGCCTCGGTGAAGTGATCGACCTCATCGCCACAATCGGGCTTGGCGACAAGGCAAGCCGAGAGCATGATGTGCTCGGCCGCGTCTACGAATACTTCCTCGGGAAGTTCGCCGAGAAGGAAGGCAAAGGCGGTGGCGAGTTTTACACGCCCTCCTGCGTCGTCCGTTTGCTCGTCGAAATGCTCGAACCCTACAAGGGCCGCGTCTTCGATCCCTGCTGCGGCTCAGGCGGCATGTTCGTTCAAGCCCTGAAGTTCGTCACCGCCCACGCCTCGGGCAATGGCAACGGCACCAAGGCCAAACGCGACATCGCCATCTACGGCCAGGAATCCAACTACACCACCTGGCGGCTCTGCCAGATGAACCTCGCCATCCGGGGCATCGACGGCAACATTCAATGGGGCGATTCCTTTCTCGACGACAAGCACAAGGACCTCAAGGCCGACTTCATCCTCGCCAATCCACCCTTCAACATGGAGGACTGGGGCTACTCCAAGGTCAAGAACGATGTCCGCTGGCGTCGCTTCGACCAGTCCGGCTCCAACGCCCACTTCTCCCTCCCGCCCGGCGGCGAGCGCAAACAGAAGGACGGCTCCTTTATCCATGTCGATGGCGGCAACGCCAACTACGCATGGATTCTCCACTTCCTCCACCACCTCGCACCGCATGGCACAGCCGGGTTCATTTTGGCCAACGGCTCACTGACCAGCAACACCTCCGGCGAAGGCGACATCCGCAAGGCCATCATCGAGGCTGACCTTGTCGATTGCGTAATCGCCATGCCCGGCCAACTCTTCTACACCACACAGATCCCCGTCTGCCTCTGGTTCCTCACACGCAACAAGGGCACCGACAAGGCCCGCGGCTTCCACGCACGACAAGGCAAGACCCTCTTCATCGACGCCCGCAAGAAGGGCCATCTCATCGACCGCACCCACCGCGAACTCTCACCCGAAGACCTCGCCGAGATCGCCCGCACCTACCACGCCTGGCGAGGCGAAAAGGACGCGGGCGAGTACGAGGACATCGCCGGGTTCTGCAAGTCCGCCACGCTGGAAGAGATCGAAGCCCACGGCCATGTCCTCACGCCCGGCCGATTCGTCGGCGCAGAAGAGATCGAAGACGACGGCATCCCCTTCGAGGAGAAGATGGCCGAACTCTCCGCCGAACTCTACGAGCAGATGGCCGAGGCCCAGGACCTCGACAACACCATCCGGCAGAATCTGGAGGCCCTCGGATATGCCGAATGACCAGCCCAACTCCCCCGATTCCGGCCAGCTCCTGATCTACCACGACGGGGCAACACGCCTCCAGGTCCGGCTCGAAGGCCGCACCGTCTGGCTCCCCCAACGCCTCATGGCCGACCTGTACCAAGTCTCGGTCAAGACCGTAAACGAGCACCTGATAAACATTTACGCCGAGGGCGAACTCGACCGTGAGGCAACTATCCGGAGTTTCCGGATAGTTCAAATCGAGGGGAAACGCGAGGTCGCCCGCTCGATCGACCACTACAACCTTGACGCCATTCTCGCCGTCGGCTACCGAGTCCGCTCGGCCCGGGGCACGATCTTCCGCCAGTGGGCCACCGCCCAGCTCCGCGATCTGCTCGTCAAGGGTTTCGTCCTCGATGACGAACGCCTCAAAGAAGGCCGTACGATCGGGGCTGATTACTTCGACGAGCTCCTCGAACGCATCCGCGACATCCGCGCCTCCGAGCGGCTGTTCTACCAAAAGATCACCGACATCTTCGCCACCAGTATCGACTACGACCCCAACGCCGAACTCTGCCAGACCTTCTTCGCCACCGTCCAGAACAAGCTCCACTGGGCGATCCACGGCCACACCGCAGCCGAAATCATCCAACAGCGAGCCGATGCCGCCCAACCCAACATGGGGCTCACCACCTGGAAGAACGCCCCCTCCGGCCCCATCCGCAAGGGCGATGTCGCTGTCGCCAAGAACTACCTCACCGAAGAGGAAATCCGCGAACTCAACCGGATCGTCTCGATGTATCTGGACTACGCCGAGGACCAGGCCAGCCGTCGCAAGCCGATGAACATGGCCGACTGGATCGCCAAACTTGATGCCTTCCTCGAGTTCAACGAGCGAAACATCCTCACCCACGCGGGGAGCATCTCCCACGAACTCGCCAGAAAGCACGCCCGCGCCGAGTTTGCCAAGCACGAGGAAGAACGCCGCCGGCTCGAAGCCGCACAGCCGACGAGCGATTTTGACAAGGCCATCGAGGAAGTAAAGCAGATCGAGTCGACGCCAAAGAAAACCCGCAGCAGCAAGAAGAAGACCACTCGGAAGCGCAAGCCGAAGGAGGGCGGCTCATGAACGCACCAAGCCGCGCACGGAGAGCCGAGGTCTGCACACTCGACAACACCATCCAGCAGAATCTGGAGGCTCTCGATTATGGCTAAGAAAAAGACGACTCGACCGCAACGATCGAATAATGAGATTCGCCATCTCATGCTCCAATATTTCTACGACCGAAACAAGAACGCCACCAGTGCTCGTGGGAAAAAGGGGTCGGCTGTTAAGATCAGTGATATTAAAAAGGAACTCAAAGCAGCGCATCAACTTACTCAACAGGAAGTTCAGAGCAATCTGACTTATCTTATCAGCCAAGGTTGGGTCGAGGAAGACACTGTAGAGAAGTCATTTACTGCACCAAGCGGTACGGTTGTTCCCTCCTCAACTAGCTTTTTCAAGATCACTGCTCCGGGCATCGATAAGATCGAGGGTCCTGGAGAATTTACAATGCCAAAATTTCACGGTATCAACATCAATGCCACTGGCCAGAACATCATCACACTTGGAGACGGCAACCAGATCAATGCGCAGTTCTCAGAATTGGGCGAAGCCCTAGTGGAACTGCGCGATGCGATCACGAAATCTGAATCGCCCGAGCCGGTGAAGATGTCGTTCGTGGCTGACATTGACACCATTCAGTCACAACTCGCGAAGCCTGAACCAAACCACAGCATCATTGCTTCCGCATGGGAAAGCGTGAAAGTTGCCGCAACCATCGGGAGTTGTGCGGGGCTCGTCCAGCGCATAGGTGATCTGATCGGAGGACTGCCCTTATGAATGAGGAGGTGCTGGGCCATGTTGAATAACGGAACACGCATCTCCGTTCAATCGCTGATTGACTCTGGCGAACTCGTCATCAATGACGGGTATCGCGCTAAGAACATCGAACTGGCCACGCATGGAATCCCGTTCGCCCGAGCCCAAAACATCAAGGACGGCTTCCACTTCAACGGTGCAGATCGCTTTCCTGAAGAAGACCTGGGCCGTGTCGGCATCAAGATCAGTCAACCGGGCGATGTAGTCTTTACCTCGAAGGGGACGGTGGGTCGCTTCGCGCTGGTACGCCCGGGTACTCCGCGTTTTGTCTACGCACCGCAGCTGTGCTTCTGGCGGTCGTTGAACCCAGACCGGATCGACCCCAACTGGCTCTACTACTGGATGAACTCGCGGGATTTCTTCAACCAGTTCAAGAGCGTATCGGGCCAGACCGACATGGCCGAGTATGTGAGCTTGCGGGATCAGCGGGCGATGCACATCACTTTACCGGATATCCCCACCCAGCGTCGCATCGCTTCGATCCTCGGCTCTTTGGACGACAAGATCGAGTTGAATCGGCGGATGAACCGGACGCTCGAGCGGATGGCCCAGGCGTTGTTCAAGTCGTGGTTCATCGACTTCGACCCCACCTGCGCCAAAGCCGCCGGCCGCGACCCCGGCCTCCCCGCCCCCCTCGCCGCCCTCTTCCCCGATCGCCTCGAAGACTCCGAACTCGGCCAAATCCCGAAGGGGTGGGAGGTGAAGCCACTTGACAAGATCGCACACTACCTGAATGGTTTAGCCTGCCAGAAACACCCGCCAATCGAAGGCGAGAACTCCCTGCCCGTGATCAAAATCCGCGAGCTGCGGCAAGGCATCACGGCCAACTCCAATCGTGCCAATCTCCATGTGAAGCCCAAGTACTTCGTCGATGACGGTGACATCCTGTTTTCATGGTCCGGCAGCCTGCTGGTCACGATCTGGTGCAACGGCCGAGGCATCCTGAACCAGCATGTCTTCAAGGTCACTTCATCGGAGTATCCGAAGTGGTACTACTACCACGCGACGAAGCACCATCTCGAAGAGTTCCAACGCATCGCAGCCGACAAGGCCACAACGATGGGACATATCCAGCGTCACCATTTGGCCGACGCCAAACTCGCTGTCCCACCCATCCCACTCATGGATCGTGCAACAGAGATCATCGGAGCGACACTCGATCGCCGAATCACCGCGTTGAAGCAAGCCCGGACACTTGGGCTGATGCGCGACACCCTTCTCCCCAAACTCCTGAGCGGCGAGCTCGAAGTCCCCGAGGCCGAGGAACTGGTTGAGGAGGTGGTGAGATGATTGAAGTTTCCAACAATCTGTTTATCGGCAGTGAGGCTGATTACGAAACGATCGTCAAACGCGAGGGCGGCTGGCATGTCGTTCATGCGTGCAAGGAACCATATCATCGGAAGCTTCTGGGCTATACCGGACGATCTGCTCCAAAGACCCATCCCGAATATCTTATCGCTGTTCGCGGTGATCGATTGTTCTTGAATCTCATTGACGCCGCCGACCCGGCCTATATCCCCAAAGAGATTATTGATGCAGCGCTTGGTTTCGTCGATACGGCTCTCCAATCCGGTGGCCGTGTGCTGGTTCATTGCAATCAAGGTGAATCACGATCTCCTTCGATCGGGCTGCTTTATCTTGCTGTTCACACAAAGCTTCTTCCCATCACCTCGCTGGCTCATGCAGAAACTGAGTTCAGGAAGTTGTATCCAAGCTACAACCCCAAGGGAGGCATGAGGGGTTTTCTCCTCAAACACTGGGATCACTACACACAGAACAATCGAGGGGAAGCATGAAGACGCTGCGCCAATGCTTTTACACACTCTTCGTGAGAGTGATCGAGACTGCGTCTGTGGAGGTGGTGTGATGCCTATCGACCGCATCTCTCGGCTGCGTGGCTACGGCGTGTTCCGCGATTTCTCGTGGCCCACCAACCTCACCGACTTCGGGCGGTACAACTTGATCTACGGCTGGAATGGTTCGGGAAAAACAACCCTGAGTCGGCTGCTCCGTGATATCGAGCATCGCCGCACTCCAACGATGGAAGGCGAAGTCACACTTCGGATCGATGGACACGAGATCAAGGGAGATGATTTCCCACAGTCCACGCTGCAGATTCGAGTGTTCAATCGGGAGTATGTCAACGAGAGCATCTTCCCGATTGGCGGCGGCGATGTTCCGCCGATCTTCGTGGTGGGAAAGGACAGCGTCGAGAAGCAGAAAGAAGCAGACAAGCTCAGGACTGAGTGTGGGACGAAGGAGGGGGAGTTCCAAAACGCAACGACGACGCAGAGGCGCACCGAAACGGAGTTTGAAAAGCACTGTACTGATCGCGCGAAGGTGATCAAGGACATGCTTCGGGCATCGGGTGAAAACGCATACAACAACTACAACAAGACCGACTACCAAGGGCGTGCGCAGAAGATGGCAACCGATGGGGACGCAGCTGCCCACCGACTCGACGAATCGGCCCGGGACAAACTCATTGCACAACACCGCGCGACACCAAAGGCGAAGGTGCCGTTGGTGGCTTTCACGCTCCCCGACCTCAAGGGGCTGGCAGATTCAGTGCAAGGCTTGCTGGGCACGACGGTCACCTCCTCAGCAATTCAGGCGTTGAAGGATGACTCCGAGCTCGCCGAGTGGGTCCGCGACGGCCTTGGATTGCACAAAGATCACAAGGCGAACAAGTGTCTGTTCTGCGAGCAGCCGTTGCCAGAAGGTCGGCTGGCAGCTCTCGATGCACATTTCAACGCTGAATACGAGCGACTCCTGAAATCGATCAATGATCAGATTCAGGCTCTGGAGACGACCCGAAAACAGGCGGATGACCTTCAGATTCCTGATCGTGCCGTGTTCTACGACGATCTCTCCGATGACTACGACGCTGCTGAGAAGACGCATCGAGATGCTCTCGCAACAGTCCGTTCATTCATTGGCACCTTGATTGAGGCGCTGAATGGGAAGAAAGCTCAGCCGTTCAAGGCTTCTTCACTGACCGTGCCAGTGCCTTCTGTTGACGCAAATGCCGTTGAATGCGTGAACGAAGTCATCCGTAGTCACAACAAGGCCTCCGATGACTTTGCCAGTCGAGTCAATACTGCACGAGACAAGCTGGCTTTGGACATGATCGCTGAGACCTTGGATGAGTATGTTCAGCTGCGGGATGCCGTACAGACAGCTTTGACCGCGATCAAACCCATTCAGGATGGGATCGAACAACTCAAAGCCAAGGTCACTGAGATTGAGCGGGAGATCCGGGAACACCAGCAGCCCGCAGAAGAGTTGAATGAGGATCTGAAACGCTATCTCGGGCACGGCGACATTCAGTTGGCCATCAAGGACACGGGTTACAGCATCACGAGGCACGGCAAGCCCGCTCTGATGCTCAGTGAGGGGGAGATGACGGCGATTGCACTGCTGTACTTCCTGAAGTCACTCAATGGGCGAGACTTTGACCCTCCGAATGGTGTTGTCGTGCTCGATGACCCTGTGTCCAGCCTTGACGCCAACGCCATGCACTTGGCGTTCAGCCTGATACGGGCCCGTACGGCAGACGCAGGTCAAATCTTCGTGCTCACACACAACTTCGCGTTCTTCCGCCAGGTGCGCAACTGGCTGAGATATGTTCCCGGCCAGAGAAGCAAAGACAGCACCAAACAACCGGCGCGGTTCTTTATGCTCGAGTGCGTAGAACAAGACGGGAAGCGGGCATCGGCACTTCGCCCCCTAGATCAGTTGCTTTACAAGTACGAGTCCGAATATCACTTCCTCTTCGCCTCTGTGTATCGGTTTGCCCACGGGCCGACACCCGAAGGCCTAGAAGCATGCTATGGAATGCCGAATATTGCTCGACGCTTGCTGGAAAGCTTCTTGGCGTTTCGGCATCCCGATGCCTTCGACAATATGTGGGGAGCTCTGCGGGAGGTCGCCACCTCCGATGAAGCGAGGAAGGGTCGCATCCTGAATTTCGTGCAGACATACTCGCACGGTCCGGGGACGGGGCAACCAGAACATGATCCGTCGGTTCTCGGCGAGTCCAGATCGATCCTTCAGGAGATTCTGGCGCTGATCAAATCGGAAGACTCTGGCCATTACGCGGCGATGAAGAATCTCGTCGATCCTGCAGGAGACAAGGAAGGAACAGCATGACCGGCTATCTCGACGAATCCCAACTCGAGATCGCCACGGTCGATACCTTCCGTGAGCTCGGCTACGACTATGTCCACGGCCCACAGATCGCCCCGGACGGCGACGCTCCCGAGCGGGTGGACTACGGCCAGGTCATCCTCGCCGAGCGGCTCCGTGCGGCTCTCTGCCGCATCAATCCTGATGTGCCCGACGAGGCTATCAACGAGGCGGTTCGCATCGTTACCCGTGCCGACAGCCCGTCGCTGATCGTCAACAACCGCGCCTTCCATCGCCTGCTCACCGACGGCGTCGATGTCTCATGGAGAGACAACGGGCAGGAGCGGCACGGCAAGGTCTGGCTCATCGAACGCGACCCGGCCAAGGTGGACGACAACGAGTTCCTCGTGGTCAACCAGTTCACGGTGATCGAGGACAAGAGGAACCGCAGGCCGGATGTTGTGGTGTTTGTCAACGGGCTGCCGATGGCGGTGATCGAACTCAAGAACCCGGCGGAAGAGAAGACCACCCTTCGCCACGCGTTCAACCAGATCGAGACTTACAAGAACGACATCCCGTCGTTGTTTGCCACCAATGAGGCTGTGGTGATCTCGGACGGGTTCTCAGCCAAGATGGGTACGATCACTGCTGGGTGGGATCGGTTCATGCCCTGGCGGACGGTGGACGGCCAGACGGTTGCCCCCGTCTCCCAAATCCAGCACGAAGTGCTCATCCGAGGCGTGTTCGAGAAGCACCGATTCCTCGACTACATCCTGCACTATGTCACCTTCGAGGATGACGGGAAGTCGATCGTCAAGAAGGCCGCGGCGTATCACCAGTACTGGGCGGTCAACAAGGCGGTCGATACCACCGTTGAAGCGAGCCGACCGGACGGCGACAAGAAGGCCGGAGTCATCTGGCACACGCAGGGTTCGGGCAAGAGCCTCTCGATGGTGTTTTATGCCGGGAAGATCATCGCGCACCCGGCGATGGAGAACCCGACGCTTGTCATCATCACCGATCGGAACGATCTCGATGACCAACTCTTCGGCACCTTCAGCATCAACAGCGAACTGCTCAGGCAAAAGCCCGTGCAGGCCGAGAGCCGGGAGCATCTCAAGAGTTTGTTGCAGGTCGCATCCGGGGGGGTGGTCTTTACGACGATGCAGAAGTTTGAGGGAGGAGAATCGCTCAGCGAACGCCGAAACATCGTGGTGATCGCTGATGAGGCACACAGAAGCCATTATGGCTTTGAGGCCAAGATCAATCGCAAGACCGGCGAGAAGAAGTACGGCATGGCCAAGTACCTGCGCGATGCCATCCCCAATGCCTCGTTCATTGGTTTCACGGGCACGCCGCTGGAACTCGACGACAAGAGCACACCCGCGGTCTTTGGTGAATACATCGACAAATACGACATCCTGCGTGCGGTCGAGGACGGCACGACTGTGCCGATCTATTACGAATCTCGCCTGGCCAAACTGGAGCTCAACGAGGAGGAGAAGCCAACCCTTGACCCCGAGTTCGAGGAGATCACCGAGGGCGAAGAGGAAAGCGATAAGCAGAAGCTCAAGACCAAATGGGCTGCTCTCGAGGCGATGGTTGGTTCGGAGAAACGCATCGGGATGGTGGCACAGGATATCGTCGATCACTTCGAGAAACGACTCGAAGCGATGGACGGCAAGGCAATGGTTGTTTGCATGTCGCGGCGGATCTGTGTCGATCTCTACAACGCCATCATCAAACTACGCCCACAATGGCACGATGAAGACGAGGCGAAAGGTGCGATCAAGGTCGTCATGAGTGGCTCAGCGTCTGACGAACAGGCATGGCAGCCACACATCCGTTCAAAAACGCAGCGAGAAGATATCGCCAAGCGATTCAAGGATGCTCAAGATTCGCTCCAACTGGTGATCGTCCGGGACATGTGGCTGACCGGCTTCGACTGTCCGAGCATGCACACAATGTATATCGACAAACCGATGGTTGGGCACAACCTGATGCAGGCCATCGCTCGGGTGAACCGCGTGTTCCGCGACAAGCCGGGCGGACTGGTCGTGGACTACCTTGGGATTGCTGATGCCCTCAAGAAAGCACTCCACACTTACACTGCAAGTGGCGGCAAGGGTAAGGCTGCAATTGATCTCGACAAGGCCGTCGAAGTCATGATGGAGAAGTACGAGGTTGTGTGCGACATGTTGCATGGCTTCGACTATCAAGCGGTGCTTCAAGCCGAGCCAGCCAAGCGCATGTCCGGCATTGCCGAAGCGATGGAGTTCGTTCTTGGACTGGATGATGGTAAGCGCCGATATGTGCAGGCCGTCTCGGCTCTGTCAAAGGCCTTTGCACTTGCGATTCCACACGATCAAGCGATGGCGATCAGAGACGAGGTCGGGTTGTTCCAGGAGATCCGAACCGCGATCGTGAAAGTCACAGCGTCCGAGTCTCAACGCTCACCCGAAGATATCGAATCGGCGATTCGGCAGTTGGTGTCACGGGCGGTCTATCCCACCGAGGTCGTCGATATCTTCGCGGCTGCTGGGTTGAACAAACCAGATATTTCGATTCTCTCCGATGAGTTCCTCGCTGATGTCCGCAAGTTGCCACAGCGGAATCTTGCGCTGGAGTTGCTCAAGCGACTTATTAATGATGATATCAAGACGCGGATGCGGAAGAATGTCGTGCAGGCCCGCTCGTTTGCCGAGATGCTCGAAGCGTCGATTCGGAAATACCAGAATCGAGCGATTGAAGCCGCACAGGTCATCGAGGAGTTGATCGCACTGGCCAAGGAGATGAGAGCCGCACAAACCCGGGGTGACGACCTCGGCCTCAATGAAGACGAAATTGCTTTCTACGACGCTTTGGCAGACAACGACAGTGCTCAAGAAGTCATCGGCGACGAGAAGTTGCGGCTTCTCGCCCAAGAACTGGTCGATCGTGTAAAACGAAATGTCACGATTGACTGGCAGGTTCGCGAGAACGCGAGGGCAAAGATCCGCGTGATGGTCAAGCGATTGTTGCGACAGTACGGATATCCCCCCGATTTAGAACAGCGAGCAACAGAACTAGTCTTGGAGCAAGCCGAAGTCTTGTGTAAAGATTGGGCATCGTGATCGGATAAGGATTGCAGCATGCCATTGAAATCGGCTTCTGGAAAATGAAAACTTGCCAATGCCCGTGGCATTCGGATCGATAGAAGAGTGAGATTATGAGATGAGAGCCATCCACAACCAGTTCACAAAGATTATCAACAGCGCGGCCCAGTATATCATCCCTGTTTTTCAACGCGATTACAGCTGGACTGAGGCCGAGTGTGAGCAGTTCTGGAAGGATATTCTCCATATCGCCGACGACACCAGTGATCGGGGGCACTTCCTCGGCTCGGTCGTCTACATCTCAACGGAAGAGATCTCGTCGAGCTTTACAAGATGGCTACTCATAGACGGCCAGCAGCGTGTGACGACGCTGACCCTGCTCATGGCGGCTCTGCGTGACCACATTATGGAGACGGGCTGGACAGGCAGCGATGATGGCCCCACAGCCAAGAAAGTCGAAGCGTACTTCCTCCGGAATGTCCAAGAAGAGGGCGACCGCGAGCACAAACTGGTTCTGCGACGGCACGATCAGACCACGCTCCGAGCGATCCTCGACCGGGATGAAATGCCCGAGCAGATTTCCGAGCGTATCCGTGATAACTACGAGTATTTCCGTGAGCAGTTGCTCGAAGCCGATCCAGAAACGGTGTACCGCGGCGTTGGCCGACTGATCGTCGTCGATGTCACGCTTGATCGAGGTGTGGACGATCCACAACTCATCTTCGAGAGCCTGAACAGCACCGGGATGGATCTGAGCCAGGCAGACCTGATTCGCAACTTCATCCTGATGCGCCTGTCCGAAAAGGATCAGACGCGGCTCTACGAAACCTACTGGTGCAAGATCGAGAGCCTCTTCCGCGGGTCCGAACGGACATTCGATGCCTTCGTACGCGACTATCTCGCGCTACAGACGCGGGCAAGCAAGCAGGAGAAAGCCGACGAAATCTACTTCGCGTTCAGACGCGAGTTTGGCTCGCTCGGCTCGAATCCGGTGGGACTTGATGCATTCTTGGAGGAGCTGCTTCGCTTCGCCCGCTATCACGCCGCGTTTAGCCTGGGAGGCCAGGCCCCGGACGCATTGCGCGAGCCACTCGCTCGGCTCCGTCGTCAAGTTGATGTGCCCGCGACGCTGATCATGAGCCTTTTCGATTGCCACGACCGGCTGGGTACACTGTCAACAGATGAGTTCGTTCAGACGATCGAACTCATCGAGAGCTATGTGTTCAGGCGGTCCATTTGCGGTCATCAGACTCGCGGCTATTGGCAGGTGTTCGCAAACCTGGCCTATCGGATCGATGAGACACACCCCCTTGAGTCGCTGGCCGTTGGCCTGGCCCGACAGCACGACAACTATCGTTTTCCTGACGATGAAGCGTTCCGCAAGGCTCTCGAAACGAGAGAACTCTACGGCAAACGGGTCTGCTTCGAGTTGCTCGACAGACTGGAAAACCACAGCAGCAATGAGCCCACTGACACGAGCAAGTATTCGATCGAGCACATCATGCCGCAGAACGACAATCTCGGGCCAGAGTGGCGTGAGATGCTCGGCGAGTCTTGGCATGAGGTCCAGCGAGAATGGCTGCATCGACTCGGCAACCTGACACTCACGGGGTACAACAGCAAGTATTCCGATCACCCCTTCGACAAGAAGAAGACGATCAGCGGCGGCTTCGAGGAGAGTTCGGTCCGTCTGAACAAGTATGTCCGCGAGCAGTCACGGTGGACGCAAGCCGAGATGGAGACCCGAGGCAAAGAACTCGCGTCCCGGTCACTCTTGATATGGCCCTGCCTGGAGGTTGACAAGACACTCGTGGAGAAAGCCGAACATAAGGAAATGCGAGCACAGGCGAAACGAAGGGATGTTGCAAAGGTCCAGATGAGCCAGAAGGCCCGAGAACTGTTCGAGGCACTCCGTATTCATGTCCAGGAGATGGATGGCGACATTATCGAGCTCGCCGAGAAGAAATCGGTGAGCTACCACAGTCCAACATTCTTTATGGAAGTGCTCCCAAGGAAGAATCGGGTCAATCTCCTGCTCGCACTTGACTTCAACGAGATCGAGGATCCTCACGGGATCGCGAAGGACACCTCCGAGCGCAAGTTTTTCTTCTACGCCCAATATGAGGGTGGCGTGAATGTTCCCATCTGGGAGTCGAGCGACATTGATAAAGTTATGCCGATGATTCGGCAGGCACATGAACTGGCGAGGGTATGAAATCATGTTGCGGCAATGTGATATTCAAGGCATCAGTAACAAGTGGGAGTTCAGCCGATATCCACTGAGGAGCTTGGGACAGGAAATATCATTCGGAGACACCACCATGCTACAAAACTGAGAAAAAGGATTGACACGCGGCCCGCTTCGCGGGATAGACAGCGATGCCAATCTGTGGTTTACAGCCTGAGCACTTCCTCTCGACCCGTTCACCAGTACCCGAGTTTGGATTGCGCTGACTTCGGGGAGCTTCAAACGCCATCGCAAACTGCGGTGGCGTTTTTGTTTACAACCAGTACTCCATGGGCTCGGGGACAGAGTTCGCCGTAACTCCACGCACCAGCGAGGCTTCCGGCG